TCATAATCATCTTCCATAATAAATAATTTGTTATAAATACTATGTAAAAATAAAAAACCCCACTGATTATAGTGGGAGTTCTTTTATTTGTTCTAAAGCTTTGAAATAATTAATTCTTGTTTCGGCAATTTGTTTGTAATTTTCACTTAACTCAATACCTAACCATCTACGTTCTAATATCTGAGCCGCTACTAATGTTGTACCTGAACCAGCAAATGGATCTAATATTACATCGTTCTTGTAGGATAGTATCTTAATTGCCTTGGTCGGTATGTCCATTGAGAAAGTCGCCTTGGTGAGTGATTTAGTATCTGCAAAGTAATTCCACTGACCAAACACAAGTTCCATAAACTCTTTCTTATCCTTCTCCTCATATACAATTTTTTTCTTTAATGACCCATCTTCCTGTTCAATGTCAGTAGGTGTCCCTTTCCACTGAGGTTCTCCTTTAACCTTTTTAATGTGGTGTTTTTTGTATGCTAATATTACACACTCCTTTGGATTATAAATATACGGACTTGATGGACTCATCCAAGAACCCCATGCCGTTGTCTTAGATCTATGTGGCGATTCTTCTTCAAGATCAACGATACCAAAGAACCCAAATCCAATTTGTTTCATTAACTGATACATTTCAGAAACAAAGAAAATTCTCCCACCTTTCTTTTGTCTGTTAATCTCATAAGGAATGTTAAGTGCAATACGACCATCATCTTTTAATACGTTATACGCTTCAGTTAACCAGTTCTTAGCAAATACTAAATACTCATCAAATTCAACATCGTCGTCGTGCACATCATAAGCAATACCGACACCATATGGAGGCGATGTACAAATTAAGTCCACAGATCCTTCAGGTAATGTTTTCATTACTTCAATACAATCTCCACTTATAATTTTTCCTGTTTCTATCATTTTTTTTTATTTAATACTTTCTAAATAATCCCATACTTCATTTGAAAACTCTTCGTAAAGGTCTCCATCCTCATCATCTGATAAGTCAACAATGTATTCATCCACACAATGTTCAACAATCATATCGTGTATTTCCTCAAACTCTTTATCAGTTTGTTTTAAGGCATCATATTGATCCTGAATATGATTTTTTTGTTCTTCTGTTAGTTTCATTTTTATTTAAATTATACTTGTTATTGCTTGAGCTAGTTTATATCCTGTGAAGGCACCTATTGCGGCCGAACCCGGTAAAACAATAAACTTACCCAACATAGTTTCATATTTCTTCCTATTAACAATATAAGAAATTAATATGTAATAAGCAATGTAGTTGATTAAAACCAAAAAGTCCAGTTCTTTTGACACAAAAACTACAATTGAATTTCCAAGAAATCCCCACATAAAATTAATAAGTGTTTCACGGATTAACTCACCAGGAGTTGTGATCGCATCTAATATCCCAATCTCTTTATTTAGTCCCTTTTTATTTTTAATTTCCATATTGTCTATCTAAGTAATCAAATAAATTTAAAAACTTAGGAATCTCACCATTTTTAGTTATATAATATTCTCTTAGTTTTGTACAATTAAGACCATATTTCCTATCATGACCTAATCTGTCTTCAACGTATTTAACATCAACCTCTTTGTTTAAAATATAAGAAATATTTTTAATAATGTCCAAATTTGTCACTCTGAAAGTTGTTCCAATATTATAAGTGGTATTTACAATCTCATGGTCAAACATTAAATCACAAATGACTTTTACATTATCATAAACATACATCCATTCTCTAACTTGTAATCCGTCACCATAAACTGGAATTGGTTTACCTTCACCGATAGATCTTGCAATTGTTGGTAAGAATTTTTCCTCAAACTGATGTTCACCAAAATTATTACAAGTTCTTGTGATGATATATGGTAAACCATAAGTTCTATTAGCAGATAACACTAACATATCAGATGCCGCTTTAGTTGCAGAATAATAGGAACTAGATTTTAAACTATCATCTTCAGTTGCAGTATGATTAATTGCAATGTGTTCATCCATATCACCATATACCTCATCAGTTGAAATGTGTATGAATTTTTTAAGGTTCTTATTTTTTCTTGATATCTCCAATAAATTAAATGTTCCTTCAACATTAGTTCTAACAAATGGTAACCCATTCTTAATTGAATTATCAACGTGAGACTCAGCAGCAAAGTGAACCATGTAATCAAAATCACCAAGTTCATCTTCCGTTACATCACAAATGTCTTTTTGTAAAAAAGAAACATTGTGTTTAATATTCATTCTACGACCAGCGTATGTTAGTTTATCAACACAAAGAACATCACATTCAAAGTTATTTAATAGGTGATTTATAAATGCGGATCCTATAAACCCCGCTCCTCCTGTTACTACTATTTTCATTTTTTCTCTAATGTTTCTATATGATGTTGCAAGTACCATAATGCTTTCTTAAGGTCCTGTAACTCTTTATCTTTTTTTCCAGCTCTTGAAATATACTTTACAGTATTTCCTAAACTAAATCCTAAATCCCAAGCATCAATAACTTTTATTGCTTCATAAAGATTATCCTCTCCTCCGTAATGGTTAGGATGATTAACTTGTTCTACTTTTATTGGGGGACACTCACAAAATACGTTAGCTCCACATACACATTCTTTTTCCATTATTCTTCTCTATATTCTTTTAATAATTCATCATTTGAAATTGTTCCGTATTTTTCATTAAGACCTTCCATATCAAAATCCTTACTCATCATTATTTTAACATCGTAGATTTGATCGGTAGTATTTAAAGATATGTCAATTTCTTTAATAATTTTGTATGGGTCAGCATTTGATCCAGGTCTTCTATCCTCAACATAACCTTTCCAATTTTTTGCAGTATCTCTTGGAATTCTAATTGATGCCCCACGATCTGAAATCCCCCAACTAAATTTATCAATTGATTGTGTTTCAAATTTACCAGTTAAACGAAGATTGTTATCTGACCCGTAAGCTTTAATATGGGCTTCATGTCTTACTTCAAACGCATTAAACAATGATATAAAATATTTTTCGTTACCATCATTTCTCATTTTATCTGTTGAGAAATTTGTATGAAGTCCTGACCCGTTCCATTCTCCTTTTTGAATTGGTTTTGGATGTAGATTAACCCCATAATTATATTTTTCGGAGACTTTATATAAAAAGTACCTGGTCATCCACAAATCATCACCCGCCTTTAATTTACCTTTTGAAAATACTTGGTATTCCCATTGACCTAATGCAACCTCAGCGTTGATCCCTGTAATATCAATTCCGTATTTTAAACACATATCCATATGTTCTTCAACAAAATCTCTTCCTGCAACATATTCACCGACACCACAATAATATTTACCTTGTGGTTCCAAGTTGTTTTCATCGTGACCTAAAATACATTTGTTTTTTCTATCATAGATAAAATATTCTTGTTCAAACCCAAACCACAAATCTTCTTGATCTCCAATTAGTTTTGATCTTGTATTAGTTTCGTGTGGTGTACCATCAGAATTCATTACTTCACACAACACGTAAATTGTGTTTGTATGATCGTAAAAATAATGTCTAACAGGTATTAAAATACAATCAGAACTATTACCTTCCGCTTGTAGTGTTGATGACCCATCAAAGTTCCATTCCGGAAAATTATTTAGAACTAAACAATTTTTAATTTGTTCATAGTCCACAATTTTAATCTTACTCCTAAGGTTTGGTTCAGGTGTATATCCGTCGATCCACACATATTCTAATTTAACTTTCATATACAATTTTAAAAATTTAATTCTTCTTTGTTTTTTTTATAATTTTCAATCATTTGAGTTTGATTAATGTAGGTAATCAATTTTCTTTTAAACAATGGAAGAAGCGTTTCATTTATTGGGAAATTCGCTTCACATAACATTTCATACAAAGGTAATTTTGATATATTATCTTGATTCCATTGACTAAATGTATTTATAATTTTTGTAATTGTCAAATTATTTTTTTTTTCAGAATAAATTAAATTTACTAATGTTTTACTTTCAGGTGATTTTTTATTTACTTGTTTAACATTAAATTCCCAAACATAAAACAAATTATCTTTTGAGTCTAAATAATAAAAATATCCTTTTTTTTGTAAAACCTCATTTTTGTTTTTTTTTATTCTTAAAATTACACTATCAAACACTATTTCCCAAACAGATTTAGCAATGTTAAAATATTCTAACATTCTTGGAGCACTATATGTTAATATTTTGTTAAATTCTTCTTTTTCCTCATTGTTTAATATTGGGATGTCTTTTATTTTTAAATCTTTTACTAATAATTCATCATCTATTGTTGTAAATTTTTTATTAGTATACATTATTTTTTTATCTCTGATTAAATTTTGAAGATTTGCCACATGTAATGACAACTCAATGAATCCAGGATAGAGTTCCATATTATCTAATTTTTCCCCCATTTTTTGAAAGTAAGATAATAATTTATACTCTTTGTGTTCTTGATCAATGGGTTTTTCAAACATCCATTCAGTGTTCATTAAAAATTCTATTTTTTTCTTTTTTTCCATTACACATAAAGATAATAATATTATTTCATTCTGTAAAGGTATTAGTCAGTTCTAAATACAATATAGGTATTTGAATTTATATTAACTTCTTGGTAATCCCCATCATAATGACTTATTACGCTATAGTCAGATTCATCAATTAAGTCACGTAGTAAACTTCTTGTATTAACAAAATTATCATAGTCCATACCATATTCATCTAACCAAGATATTGGGTCAGACTCTATCTCATCTCTTTTTTCTTCCATAACTCGTTCAATATCATCATCACTTAAATCTCCATCAGGATCGTCTTTAATTTCTTGAATTTCAGAATCTATTTCTTCCGCCCTATTTTCAATTTCTTCAATCCTTGATTCATTATCCGATTCATGTTCTCCATCCTCATCTTCATCTTCATAAGTTACTGACTCAACCTTTTTACCGTTTTGGTAAATTTGCCATTTATCGTCAGACCATTCAACAACTAATAAATTATTCATATAATCTTTAAATTTAAAGTATTTCATACTTTCTATTCCTTCTTCAATAAGAGGAGATCTAGCCCCATTTGAAATTAAATAATTTTCTATCTCAAGAGATTTTTTTTCATTTTTAAGGTTTATTATTTCTCGATCTTGTTCTTTACTAGTTTCTTTAGAAATATCATAATCTTCAGGACTATCATAAATCCCATCACGAATCGAATCTTCAAAATACTCATACACATCTTCACCATCAATGTGATAACTTAGTGTGCTTTTATCAAAATTTCTTAAATCATTTACCATATCTTCATAATATTCTTCAATGGAGTCATCCACCTCACCTTCAGTACCAACAGCATAAGTATTTCCATATGTATCACCATGAATTGATTTAAATACTGTCATTTTATAGTGAGAACGCCGATCTTCGGGAACTAAACCATATTGATCATTATCTTTTTCTTTTAAGGCGTCAATATTTTCTTCTAACTCATCTCTTTCAACATATAAATCATCTAAAATTTCATCATCTTCCTCATTATCAATTTTTTCTTCAAGTTCCGCCATTTGTATTTCAAAATTTTTCAGATCCTCACGTTCTGAATCATCTAATGTGGCTAAATCACCAGTTGCGTACATATGTTCAAATACAGCATTTGCCATCTCACTTATTTCATCTGTATTTTTTATATTCCATTCGTCATTTATTCTTCTTTCATTAGCGTCTTCCCTTTCTTGTTTTATTCTTTTTTTCTCAATTTCATCAGCATATGGTGTCATATGGTACGAACCAAGTCTTTCAAATTTTACCCCGTCTAAGTTTTTTATTCCGGTATAAGGAATATCTAATTGTCCACTTACCGTTAAATCACCTAAACTAGTAATTTGTCTT